AGACAGATTCAGCAGGCAATCCAGACCCAACGTTTGGCTTCTTAAACTACGTTGACACATCTAGCGTAGGCCGAGAATACATTGTAAACAATACCCGATCACAGTATCCGCAATTTCGGGCTACTGGCGGCGCATTGATTGAAGATGTTGATTCGGCGAACGAGGCCAGTGTTGCGGCGTTTGTTGCAGAGAAAAATAACGACCTTGGACAGCTTGCAGTTGTTCAGTCTGGAACCGGCACGGTTAACGATGCGCCTGTAGATTTCGAGAAGTCATTTCAGGATGCGCTAACGGTAAGCCTTAATCCAGTTACGGGTAATTTCTTTGTTGAAATGACTCTGTTCATTGTCGTGCAGTTGCGCGGCGTCACTTATGGCCAAAAAGTAGCCTTCGAGGTATAAACACATGGCAGATCAAATTATTTTAGTAGATGCCTCGGTGGAAGTTGATGACGAGGCCTTTCCAATCAAAGGTAACACGCTGTCTTTTACTGAGGGTTTAGGTGAATCGTCAGTAGAGGCGGCAACACAAGGCGGGAAGACTATTTTAATAGTGTCTCAGGACGTAACAACCCGTAAATCCATGGTTAAGTTCGAAGTGCCAACATCTGTAGAGATGATGAACAAAAGCCGTGATATCGCGGCTAAGGGCCCAGGTAGAACCGTTCGAATATCCGGCACTGATCCTGCTGGCAATCGCCTAGGGCGAACTTTCAAAAGCGCCATAATGGTAACTGACCCAGAAAAATCAATTCAGAATGAGGGATCTATACCCTTAGAGTTCAACGCGGCACCAGCAATACCAAGCTAAACGGATGGCTTCGAAAGAGGCCATTTTTCAATAAGCAATGTCAAAGGCAATGTCAATGAAATTAATTACAGTACAGTTAACAAAAATGGTTGAATACAACCATGAAAACAAAGATATAGAAGGGAATCACGTAGACTTAGAGGAGCCAAGCGGAAAGGTGTCGCATATCTGTGCGGACATCGAAGGTATAGCGCAGGAAGCCGTGGCAAAAAGTGCATCATTGTTGCCTGCAAGCGTGATAGAGGCTGCCGCACAAGAAAAGGAAAAAGATTCGGAAGATGGCGAAGACGAGCAAATGGACGGCGAGACCTTGCTTAAAATGGTTGCGGCAGGCGGCGGCAACATGGGAAAAATGACGCTATTATTTAAAGAGCTGCTAAAGTCTGTTGGTAAAATTGGCGGTGAGAAATTAATGACACAATCAATTATTGAGCGCTTATCTCACAAGGATTTGCGCCATATGATGGGGGAATATATAGCAAATTTCGTATACCTGTAGCGATAGTTAGCGGGGAAGATTATTCACTCAGACTTTCCCGCTTAGTCTATTGTTACAGGGGCGGTATATTGTTGGATTACCTTGAATCTCAGCCAACAAGCAAAATTCTAGAGCTGGAAAAACACGCTTCACAAATATCCGAAGAGGTAAAGAATGGCCAATAAATCTTTTGTAGTTCAATACCTCATAAAGGCCAGGGAGCAATTCTCAGTTGCTGCCAACAAGACCACCAAGGCCACAAAGAAAATGGCTAAGGAGCTTGTAAAAACCACAAAGAAAATGGCTAAGTTTGAAAAGCAAACAAAGAAAACAGCTAAAGCCACCAAAAGAGCATCCCTTGATATTTCTGGTTCATTTAAGAATATGGCGGCCTCAGTTATAGGGTTTGTCGGTGTCAGCAAATTACTGTCAGAGGGCGGCGCTTTTCAGGATGCAATAGCGGATCTGGCGGCAATCACAGGGCTTGAAGGATCAAAACTTAAAATACTTTCTGATGAATCTCTAAGGCTTGCCAAAGTCAGCAAAATAGCGCAAAGCGAAGTTGCTGGAGCATTCAAAATAGTGGCTTCTGCTAAATCTGAATTGTTGAGCGATCCAAGAGCATTAAGCCGGGTAACAGAACAGATTTTGTTGCTCAAAAACGCTACAGGAATTGAGTTAGCAGACGCCGCAAAAGTTGTTACGGAATCACTAAACCAATTCAATGCATCAGCGGATCAAGCGGCGAGATTTGTTAATGTGCTTGCCGCTGGTTCAAAAGTGGGCGCGTCAGAAGTAGCAGAGACAGGAATTGCTATAGTTAAAGCCGGTGTTGCCGCAAAGCTTGCAGGGCTTAGCTTCGAGCAAACAAACGCAGCCATTCAGGTTCTTGCAAAAAACGGCCTAAAGGCAGAAGTTGCGGGCACTGGATTGCAATCTGTACTGTTGAGACTTGAGCAACAAGCAACGAAAGCCTTCACGCCTTCGATTGTCGGCATGAATGTGGCTCTTGAGAATCTATCAAAGGCCAACCTCACTACCAGGCAGCAAGCAAAGCTTTTTGGTGTTGAGCATATAAAGGTCGGCAACGTCCTTGTGTCGAATGTTGATTTAGTCAAAAAATGGACAGTAGCGATAACAGGGTCACAAGAGGCTCAGAGGCAGGCAGAAAAGAGGCTCGCAACATTCAACGCCAAGATGCGCGGTATATCCATAACGGTAAATAGCGCATTAATTAAGACGTTTTTACGCCTAGAGCCAACGCTGTCAAAACTGGCGGTTGATTTTGCTAATTTCATTGGCAGCATTGACGACGAAAACATAAGGGCGTTTGCTGATTCTGCAACCATATTACTTAACGTTCTGAAAGGCATTGGGTTTTTTGCCAAAGAGGCGCTAGGTATACTTAAGGGATTCGGAACAATAATAGGGCAAACCATAGGTGCATTCTCAACGTTTGATTTTAGTCAATTCGATCTAGGTGACGCGTTCAGGGTTGGCGGCGGTGGATCACCATCAGAAGGTGTTACGAACCTATCTAAGCAAAGCGTCGATGTTAATGTTGGTGTTGATGTTGGGCTTGCTGGTGGATTAGAGCAACAATCCAAGCCAAGGGTTTCTAGATCCAATGCAAGGCGCTCTGATGTCGGCTCTATGGCGGGTGCATAATGGCAGATTTAATACAACTTAAAGAGGGCAGCTATAAAGGCGTCGAAATGATCGTTAAAACGATGCCTACCAATGGCGGGCGTCGAGTCAATGTCATTCGTTACCCTGGTTCAGATAATCAGTCTATAGAGGATCAAGGGCTTATACCGCGTCAATTTTCAATGATCTGCATAATACCTCATGAAAACTACGAGGAAAAAAAAGAAGCCCTACTTAGAGTTTTCGAAGATGGCGAAAAGGGTTCGCTTGTACACCCAACATTTGGACTTGTTGAAAACGTAAGAAATGGCAAGTATTCGTTAACTGAGGTCACCACAAAACTTGGCAGGGCTGAATACACCGTAGAATTCTTTATTAATGATGCGACGGGGATTCCCGTTTCGTCCGGCAGCTTTGCCAGTCAGGTGCAGTCAGCAAGCAATACGCTAAATGCGTCTTTGGCCCAGGACATTACGGACGGTTATAAAGTGACCAATAGCTTCACGGGTAACTTTGCCACTGCTTCCAGTGATGCACTGAATGTTTCAAGCGCCCTTACCTCTGCTACATCAAAGATAAATCCATTAACGGAAAACCTTAATAATTTTAATGCCCTTATTTCTGGGTACGAGAATAATGTGAATAATTTGATTCAGATTCCAGAATCTTATGGGGCTGGCATCGGTGATTTATTCCTGTCATTTGATAACCTGTACGAGGCGGCAACGGAAACCCTAATAGCAATAGCTGGCGTGTTTGGGTTTGGCGCTAATGACGAAAGTTTCAAGCAAGATACTGCAGGCCGAATAGAGCGCCAGAAAAATCAAGACATTGTAAGAGCTAACATCAAGACCCAATCATTGAGCTATGCCTATGTCGCAGCCGTGCAAATCGATTTCGAAAGTGAAGAGGCGCTGGCTTTAGTAAATGCCCAGCTTGAAGATCAATACTCTGATGTCAGAAATAACGAGTTGCTTTCTAACGAATCCCTTTTAAATCTGGATGATTTGAGAGTACAGGCAAATTCGGCGTTATCTCAAATACTTCTAAACACAAGAAAGATTATAACTATAAACACAAGGCTCATTCCGCTTTCCGTTCTTGTTTACGAGTACTACGGATCAACCGAACTTGTCAGCGTCATATCAGAATTGAACGCTATCCAGCAAAATGCATTCGTTGAAGGTGACATTAGGATTTTAACCGAATGATTGAATTAGAGGTTAACGGCACTCCATATACAAAGTTTGTTAGCGCATCTGTAACGCTTGCCGTTGATACCATGGCTAATGATTTTACCTTTGTGGCATCGTCTGTAAAAGACTTCCCGCCCTTCAAGGACGGTGACCCTGTAAAGTGCATTATTGACGGTGTGCAAGTATTGGACGGCTATATTGATGGTATTGACGGAACCGAGGCCGAAGGATCGCACCTTGTCACGTACTCAGGCCGCGATAGGACAATGGACTTTATTGATTCAGATATCGAGGTAATAAACGATATTAGGGCAACTGGAAACCTAACGCTTAAACGTTTGATTGAAATCGTTATCGAGCACTTAAAGCAAGACTTAAAGGTTATTGATGAATTCAACCCACCCCCATTCAATGCCGCCGAAGACATAGCAGCCCCAAAAGTTGGACAAAAAGCACTGGAATTTGTGTCATTTTATGCCATGAAAAGACAAGCCTTGTTATCGTCCGATAAAGACGGAAATATTTTAATCACCCAATCGTCGCCAACCTCATCTGGTGAAACGTTGAAAAGTGATGGAAGCGGAAACGATAATATTATTAGCCAATCTTGGTCAAAGAAATCAAGAGAGCTATTTAGTAAATATATTAACAAGGGCCAGCTTGACCCCCTCGCTTTAAACCTTACACCGTCACCTGACATTGCTGGCGTACAGGCACAAAGCGGGGAGGTCATCCAATCAGGCGTAAGGGTGGGGCGTCAACGTGTCACAGTAGAAAAGAAAGGCTATAGCAGCGCCCAACTGGCGGACAGGTCGAAATGGTCAAGACAGCTAGCCAAATCCAGAGCCACTAAATTCAATTGCGTAGTTTTTGGCCACTCAAAGCCAAAAGGCGGAATATGGCGGGAAAATGAAGTGTCTTTGATCATATCTCTGGCTGCTGACATAACCAGCGAAATGCTTTCTAATTCGGTTACATTCAGTGAGCCCGAGGGATCACCAGCGGTTACAACGCTAGAGTTTGTCGAGAAGGATGTTTATACCATTGATTCCAAGATACAAAGCCAAAAAATTGCTGGGAGTCAATTAGATGCCTTTTCTCTCTAATCTTTGGGGTCGCATTACCGGCAAAGATGCCGGTGAGTTTGTCCCAAAACAACAAGGCGTTTCCCTTGATCGGGTTGGTGACTTCGAAACGGCTCAGCCTTATGGGTTGTATGCTAATTTGCCGCAAGGCCAACTATTCAAGGTATTGGACGAAGAGGGCCGCGTAATCCTTGGAATTACCGTAGAGCGAAAGGATAACGTTGAGCAAAACGAGGTAACATTATGGCACCCCGGCACAAAATCAAATCTACACTTCAAAAATAGCGGAAACCTTGATATTGATACCGCCGTTGGTAATGGTGATATAAACATAAACACCGTTAATGCAAATATAACGGCCTCTGAAGATGTCAATGTAACCTGTAAAAATGCAGACATTATAGCTTCGGGCGATGTTGATGTAACATGCAACAATGCGAGCGTAACGGCGGCATTGAAGGCTGATGTTGATTCCAATACATCAACGGTAACATGCATTACATCACTGGCACTGATAGCGCCAATAACAACAGTAAATTCAACAACTTCAATGACATTCACATCACCATTGATGGCATTCGTTGGCAATGTTACATTTTCCGGCACTATGCTTAATGGAGGGGTTAACGTTGGCGGTACCCATATACATTCACAAGGAAATGATAGCGATGGTAGCGCAGAAGTTGATACAGGATTTCCGCACTCATGACAACTGATGTAATATTAAACGATTCAAAAGGTTACTATGATTTTGAGTGGACAGAGACGGGCGATATTTCAACCGCTAAAACCCTTGATACTGCCATTCAGATGTCAATTTTCAACGAAGTTAGGGCGAGCTCTGCAGAGGTTCCCGAATCAAACAAGCGGCGCGGATGGATTGGAAACCTGTCAACGCCAGGATTCGAGCAAGGGTCAAAGCAGTGGGAATTCGAGCAGGAAAGGCTAACGGGTTCGGTACTTGCTGAATTGTCCGTGGTGATTAAAAACGGGCTTCAGTGGCTAATTGACGAAGGTATAGCGGTTAGCATTCAGGTAGGTAATGCACGTATAATAAACGGGGCTGCTACAATTGAAATAACATTAGGGCGGACTGCCTCAGACGTTGAAAAGAAAGTTTTCGAGTTATGGGAAAATACATTTAAACAAGGCGGCATTTGATGAGCGTTGGAACACCAGAAAATGAGCAAACGGTTATTGAT